TAGAAAGCAACGGCATTTTTGTCGTCTGTTTTGGTAAAGTTACAAGTTTATATCTCATCGTCTGAGTTTCATCAGGTGTAGCTTCAAGCACAGGCATATTTTCTATGATTGTTCCATAATAATTCGTTCCAAGCGGATGGTCGCTTTGCCAAAGTGAATAATCAACTTCATCATCTGCTAAAGCAAATTTTGTAATATTTAAAGTTCCACCCTTTGATAAAACTTCTCTACCCTTTTTTGTTAAAATAGCCTCTACAGTTACGGTACTGTTGTCCAAATATCCCATTTTTATTCTCCCTTATTTTTCCACATTTTTAAAATACTTTGTCCCTTATGATCGATTCTTTCCCACTTTAATAAATTATCCTGTGCCGATATCATTCTTAAATTTTCAATTGATCCAATTTTTTTAGGTAAAATTTTATTTCTAAATCCATAAATTATTGAAACAATATGATCTAAATGCCATCCACCATTTTCAATTCGACCACGTTTATCATAATTAAGTAAATAATTATTTTTTAAACTTTTTTTTGTATATTTTTTTACATCTCGTCTATATTTTTCAAGATATGATAAACTATTAATATATTCTTCATATGAAATTCCCATAATAGTTTCTATTCGTTTTCTTTTTGAGCTCTCTTTAACTTCATGACCCATGAGCGAATTACTTATTTTTTTCCGTGTTTCTTCGGTAAAAACTTTATTTTTATTCGCCTTACTTAATCGTTTAATCCAAAGTATTCTTTTCTCTTTTGGACGTTCATATTTTTTTAATGATTCACTTATTTTTTGCCTAACCTCGAATCTTTTCGCGGGATTTTTATCTCCCATCTTCGATAAACTAATTTTCTTTCTAACTTCTGGTCTTTTTGCTGGATTTAAATCTCCCATTATTTTTTCAGTTCGTTTTTTTACTACTTCTATTGGTTGTTTTTTCCCGATTAAAGATTGACTTATTTTCTTTTTATGTTCTGGTGTAAATATTCTTCCTTTTTGTGAACAACTTCTACACAACCAACCTTCTTTTACTGCTTTATTTCTATTATTTTTATTAGTATGTTTAACTATTTCGCCACATTCAGGACAATTTCGTTTCCACTTTTTTATTTTTTTTGCCATACATTCTCCAATTATCATCTCATATATAAATATAAACATTCAAAATATTTACTTTTATTCCACAGTTATTTTAGTTGGCCCTTGATCCGTGGCTTTTAATTTATTTGGATTTGTAAAAGTAATTTCTACCGGTTCTTTTCCATCAAAAGTTGTATTCCTTGTATTCAATGTTCCATTATACCAAACCCTACTTTCTAATTCACGATATTGTAAATACCAATTTCCTGGATATAAATCATATACATAATATGATGAACTATTATATCCTACAACTTGTCTTTTCGTTTGAAAACCACTCGAATTATATGTAGAATTGTCTTGAATCGGCCATATCATATCTATTACTTGTTGTTCTCCGGTATAATAAATAGAAGACGCTTCAAACCCAGTATCCAATTCAGTAACATAAGTTAAATATTCTGCCGATCCACTTGATTGAGTTACTAGTAACCTAGTTTCATAAGTAAGATAATCATTACTAAATGTTGGATATGCTGCTAAATTTATATATGTTTGATAATCATTTCGTTCTTCGTCAAGTGGCATCCATTTTACTTTGTATCTCTCAAGTATATGTGGTTCAATTAATGTTCCAATTACCGGCTTAGCACGCGCAGGAATTAATGATTTTAATTGATCAAAAAATGACTTATCATAATTTTTTATTATTCGTACAAAATCGTTGTTATTAGGTTTATCAATATATTTACTCCAATAAAATCTATTTAATTCATCTAAATCATCATATGTATCAGTAAATTTATCTCGTGGATCACCAATATATCCGAGTAAATCAAGACCGGCATATGTTGCAACAATATCCTTATTTATTGCGTCTTGCGGAGTAAAATATATACCAAGTTTAGGTGAATCTAAAGGTGCTCTATCAAATGATGATTTTTCAACTCTCTTACCAACATTTAATTGCCCATAAGCAAGTTCATTGGCTTCAATTCTTACTTTATTATTAATAAATCTACCAGATCCAAGCAAAGGTGTCAACGCAGCATATTCCTCAACTATTGGATGATAATTTATTTCGCTATCAAAATCGTTTGCCGTTCCTTGAAGTGTACCAGGACCACCAACTGTTGTTTGATTTGGTTTCGTATCAGTTACCGTTGATGTTATTGTGTGATTTGTTGGATCATCAAAAGAATATCTCAATGTTAAATCATAATATGTCCTTGTAGGTGTATTAGAATTATATGATTTCGGCCACCTTACATGATTATTAAATGTTGATTCAGATAAAGCCGTTTGATACAATTTAAATTCTTGCATCGAACCAGTAAATTGTTGACCCCACGTAGGTACATCATCACCACCAATATAAAATGTTGAAACGGTAGAATAATCAGAACCAGTAACAATACTTGCTGAACTTTCCCAAATTATATGATCGCTTTCGGCTTTTTTTGTTACAAGTTCGTGTATCCAACCACCAGAACCACTATAAGTTCTCAACATAAGAGTATTAAATTCGCCATCAAAATATTGATATTGATCTGTCAGAGCACTATTCACACTATCAATAATTTCAAGACGACCATGATTTTCTTTTGCTGTTTTAAGAAGGTTTATAGAAAAATTTTCTGTACAAAACAAAGATTGTGTAACTTTCGTCGTTGGTGCAGCAGCAAAACGGAATTCAATCGTTTGTGGAAATATACTATCGTAATAAGCACTCCACGCACGCGAAACACTTTGACTACCTTCAAAATCTATAGCATATACAAAATCATCAAATATCCAAGCTGATTTATCTTCAAAATTTGGATAATCTCTTGGATCAGGGCCACCGTATTCTCGTATTGTCAACATTGAAGTTGGAATACCATAACAAGCAAGTAATGCTTTAATGGCTCTTGATGTTCCTTTTGTTTTCAATATATAAGGTAAATTATTTAAAAGTCTTCGCCAAATTTCTTTTGAAGCATTCTCACCACTCATATGAACTTCGCCCGACCCGCTAACACTCATAGCCGAACCGGTTGAATATGAACTATAACTGCCTGAATTAGCAAAACCGAATGCGTATTTCCAAAGATCTACATTATCTTGCCCATTTGTTAAATCAAAACCCATTGATTTAGCAACATTAAAAGTTAAATCTTTTGCTAATCCCTCATACAACGATTCATCGCGATTTGAAATTAATGTGAGTTGTTTTATGTATGTATAAAGAATATCAAAATGTTGCCCTATCATATAAATAAAAGTTAAATAATCTTCATTATCTTCTTCTACACTCAAATACACCGGTATATTATTTACAAAACTGTATATGTTATCACGGTCAAACCTTTGCGTAATCGCTAATTGATCATTATACCAGTTTGTTGCTTGAGAAGATGTTAATGGATATAGTTGATAAGGTTCTGTTCTATTTGATTTCGGCCATTCATGTATGTTGTTTACTAAATATGTGTCAGTTGTTATCAGAGATCCTGAATAATATGAACCAGATACATAATATAAATGTCGTTCATACGAATCAAAAGTATTTATTGTTTGTCGTATTTTTGTTCTGAATCCACCAACACTTTGCGAAACATATAATGAACTGGTATAGTTATTTAGTTTTTTTATGTTTTCACTATATTGATCTATAACTTCCATTTTGTATTTGAAGTTTTTCAATCTTTCTTCTGCAGACCCAAAATGTATAAAGTTGTAATAATCACGATAATCTATATTCAAAGCGACATCGCCCATATCAGACGCACTAAAATAATGATCTATGATTTGTTGTGAAGTTGATACTTCAGTAGAAACCAAACTATTCCAAGTTTCAAATCCAGTTCCACGACCAGTCATACCAGCTACTTCTACATCCCAATTAGCTGCTCGTAAATAATAACCAGTTTCTTGTATTTCATCACTACCAAGTAAAAATACTTTTTCTATTACAGAAGGAGTTATTTGACGAGAAACCCAAAGTTGATCTTTTACTTTTATGTCTCTTGGGAGTGGCTCATACAATTTGAATACAATTGAATTTGGAGTTTCAGGATAAGTAATATTATCCTTCTCCCAATTAGTAATTAAATATTGTCGCCCATTTCCGAAATTAAGATAAAAATCACCATGTATAGCAGCTACGTCTTCAAACACAAATCCATTTATCAATGTTACCCAATCATTGAATCCCGCTTTATTCGGCATTTGATCCCAACCAGAATCAATACCCCAAACTTCATTCCATACATCTATATGAACACTATTTATTATTTTTCGTTGTTCATCTTTTGTAAGAATATCTTGTGAATTTTTCTCATAAGCATCTATTGTATCAGCTACTTTTTGAATTGTAGTATCTTTCAATGATACAAAATTGTTATTAATTTGATTTATTGTTTTTATATCATAACCATAAGAAGAATATATTTGACGTTTACTTATTTGTTTCATTCTTTCACTAAAACGACGATTGAATACTATTTTATCAACACCAGGAGAAGAAAAATTAAGGAATTGTTCTGCAAAATCAGCATCTAATCCAAAATCCCCCTTACTAACAGGTAAAACTCTAACTTCTTTTCTTGAAGGTGAAATTTCATCAATAAATACTTTATAGTTTAAAAGATATATTCCAGAACCAAGTTCGTCTCGATAAAAATCATATACTATACGATATTGACCACGTTGAAAATTATTATTTCTTAAATCGTCACCAGGACGCAGAATAAGTTTCGATGGCGAAAATTGATCATATGTTTCATACGGTGGTTGTTTGATTGTCCAAAATAATTGATTATCTTCCATGTCATACACAGAAAATTCAATAGTATCACGACCACTAAGATTATAATTTTCCTCAAAATATTTATCAAAAAATATTAAAGATAAATCTTTTTCTTCAATGTTTTCGCCACGAACGCTACCATTAGCGTTCTTTATATTTTCATAATTTTTAAAATCTTTAATCATGTTATTCTCTTAAACTATAATTTTTGGTGTAATCACAATTAATAAACCCTTTATATCAGCAGTAGCAACAAATTCTACAGAATGTTGCCCCGGCCCAGTTGATATCTGCTCCCTATCATCATTTTGTGCAATAATCCACCATCCTTGTATCATTTCAATATTCGTATCGGGTTCAGTTTCAATCCAAAATCTTATTGTATTTTCAACTTTAACACTTACATTATAAGGATTATTTACATCATCCTTGCCTGCACCAGCTATAATATTTCCCTCAGGATCAGATATATTATAATTAAATTTGATAATCGTATCATCCCGTACGTTCGCAAAACGTCCATCAATAAAATCCTGTTCTTGAATTAGAATGTTTGCCACATCAGTTGTTGTTATCGTCGGCCCTCCCGGCGGAGCTCCCGAAGGAGAATCACCTATATACGCAGCAGCTACAGTAAATATGTTTCTTCTTAAATTCCATGTACTATTGTTTTCGATAAGTTCTCTTTTAACTATTGGTATAGTCACTACACTACTTCTACCTTGTAATAATTCGTATGTTGATGTATCCAATTGATTCTCTTTATCAAAATACCATCCTTGAAATTGTTGTGGGCTGCTAATGTTACTCGTCAATTTAACAAAATAATCATTAGTAGCTATATCTTGTAATATCTCATATCTTATTTCGCCAATTGGACGCTCATATTCCTCAAGTTGGTGATTATCATCACTCCAAATAGCAGTATCAACATTGAGAACGGCATTAGATTCATCTAATGAATTAAGTTTTATACCAATATCGATTTGAGCTGGTATTGCAATTTGAGCACTGTTTACGGTTCTAAATCCACTTTCTCCCGGTAATGGCCCTGTTGGTGTTGTACCAATACTCTCACTAACTATAATTTCTTGAATTGTAATGTTAATATCACTTTCAGCATCAGCAAGTAATCTTCTCATTCTTTCTATTTCTGCTCTTAATTCGGCAGCAGTTTTCGTCTTTGGTACTTTAAATAATTCGTTTATGTTTGTATCAAATACTTTTTGTAATTCGTCATCATCATAATCCCTACGAGCCAAATCAACAGAAATCCATTGAGTAACAAGTTGTTTGTTACTGCCAATGTTATTCGGGTCTTCATATAAAAGAATGTTTCCCATTTCATCACGTTCAGTAGAAATATACCCACCAGATACAGTAAGAAGATTTAATGCCGTCTCCCGCAATTCTTGATTGTTTAATGCGTCTCCATTAATACCCACAGAATTTTGTTGTAATTGTACTTCTTTTATTCGTTTCGCCATATTGTTACCTTATTATTCTGAATGTATAATTTTTATCATAAACAGTTTCTATACTTCCTTTTACTATCTTAAATAATATTCTATATAATCTTTCCGGCTCCATTCCATTGAGATGTAAATTAAAATAACTTCCAGAAGAATCAACAGATATTTGCGTATAAGTTGACCACGGCATTATTTCATCTTCAGTCCAAGCATCACGTACCGCATAATAAGACGAAGAAATGTAATAGGTATCTCGTGTGTATGCCCAACTTTCAGTTACATAAGTTTTTCTTGGATAACGATCTCTTGCATTTACTCTAAATCTTATTTTTGAATCTTGTACATATTCATTTTGTAAGTTATCAAGATAAACAACAAAAGTTTCGCCAGGAACGTTACTCATAAGAGCCGTTGTCGTTGTCGAAGATGAAATAGAACTCGATAAACTTGAACTCACCCAACTATAACTCGCAGTTACGGCAGCATAACTTTGACTTGCATAATATCCACCTACCGTATTATATGTCCACATCGCATCACTGGATGTCAATGACCCACTACTAAAAAATACACTCGCACTTTCATATTCACTTCCTAAACTTGCTGTATAAAAATCAGCTACAGTTCCAACTCGTGAAAGAGTACCACTTATCCACGTTATACTTGCACTTGTCCATGTATCATATGATGCAGTTGAATACACATAACTTAAACTTGAACTGTGATATAAACCAATACTACCAGTATATGAATAAATGGATGAAGTCATCCACGAATAACTCTCACTATACCATGTATTTGTGTCGCCACTTTGTGTGAAATATCCACTACCAGTCCCTATCCCACTTCCAGTATAAAAACTTGATGTCGAATAATAAAGTATAGGATCTGTTGTCGTTGTACTAACATCAGCTGAACTTGAAATACTTGAACTTATACTCGATGTCGTATATGGCGACCAAGAATAATCCTTCCAAACAACTTCTAATCTTGGACGATAAATTGTGTGTGTTTCTTTTGAAAAAAATTGAAGATTTCCTTGATTTAATACACTTTGTTCAGACGCATTATCTCGTTTTATTAAAAATCCAAAATTTTGTATTGAATCACTCAACCAACCTTCAACAATATTTGTTACATCAACGTGTAAATCGGTTGTTTGATAATTAAACGATTGTGAGGCTTGGTATTTTGTCGGTTCTGCTAACGTTCCAGAAAAATAAGCGCCACCAGGGCCACCAGCCGAACCAGATTCCCAAGCGCTTCCAGTTACTCCGGATATAGTTACTCCATCTCGCGAATTCCAACTTACACCAGTTGTCGTTATTGGATTGTCTCCCCGCTTGCCATCACCCATTTGCCATGATTGTGATACAGGATAAACATATACACTATATGTTGCAGGAATCTCTACCGCTTCATCCGTAGCAAGATTAAGATAGTATTTCATATCACTACCACTTGTTTCGCCAGTTGTAAGTGATGCAGAAAAATCGTCTAAGTCAAATTGTATCAATATACGAGAATTATATGGAGCATCACCTAAAGCATGAACCAATATTTTTTGTAATTCTAATATCTGATCCATCCCAGAGTTCTGATATACAGAATCCTCATAAAGTGTGGCATCTTTTTCTGGAAATAAAAAATAATGCATTATAATGCCCTCCCTTCAATGTCTTTATTTGGATATTTCAACTCAAATATACAAGGATCAAGACTTGGATATACTATTCCATCTTTTGTCGCCTCTTGAATATTATATATATTTCCAGAATATCCATTAGCAGTTAACCACCTATTTTCCACTTCAGTATTAACAACTGCTTGCACCCCTTCAACTTTGAAAAGCTCAGTTTGAATATCCGCAAGAATAATTGGTTGATTAAATTGCCAATTGTCTGTTTTAAAAAATCCCTTAATCCTCTCAATACATCTTAATAAAACTTCTTTTTTATTATAATTTTTAAAAGCAATAATAGAAAATTTCACTGCAACATTTACAATAAACCCATTCTTAATGTTTATCGCGTCGGTTAATATTCTATATTGACCAAGATATACTTTCAAGTTTTCTTTAATCGCACAACTTAATGGTGTAAGTTTTCCATTTTTATCATATCCCAATAAATATAAATTTAAAGCGAGTGGGTTGGGAATTCTCGTGTTATTACCTACTAAATCTTTGCAATCAGGCGATTGACTGAGTTGATCATCCTGCATAATGTATGCTTTCGCTACTCGTCCATATCTCGCCGGCATTGAGTATGCCCTTGTAATGTAATCCTCTTTCGTTACTGCACGAAGTTGTGTTGGAAAATTAGCTAAAGCATTCATTCTTACTTCCTCAACACTCTCTCCATCACGACCACCCGTAGCTGCTTCAGAATTATTACAAGCAATCGAGTTTTTTACTTGTGCTAATGTAGCAGCATTTAAATCATCGTCGTCAATCGTAAATGTTACATCCTTTATTTGTGTTAATTCATCTTGATTTACATTTGATGATAAACCACCGCCAACTACATACCTTACAGTAATAGTTGTGTCCGTTGGTGCTTGTCCATAAGTTTTTGTATGTAAAAAGTTTGCTGGATCAATCGGTGTATCAGTAAATGTTACAGATCCAAATAAAGTTGACCCAATGTTTGTCGGATTTGGAATTAATAATTGGTCAGGATTATCAGAAATACCAGCACCAAACTGTATTTCTGTCTTTTTGTCGCCACGAATCCGCGATGTGAAGCGACGAGCAGACTTCTTGAGTTTTAATAAATATGGCGCCGTGTCGTTGTATTGTGCTAAATCCTTATCATATGCAGCAACATTTCTAAGATCAGTAAATATTGTGTCTTGAGCAAGATAAGGTACATGATACCAAGTATTGGCATCAGAATCAGTAGCATCAAGTATTTGAACAACATCAGTATCAGATATTACCTTTTTTTCAAACCGAGTTGGTGAACTAAAACTAAACCCAACCGTCTTTATTTCACCCGCTGCAACCTGAGTTGTTTTTTTGAGCACAAAAAAAGTAGGATTTCCACTATCATCAGTTTCCCAAACCGTAGCATTTGTATAATTTTCTTTCGTTGGATCACTACTTGAAGAATTAGCAAAATTAACATCTTCTAATGTTCTAAAAATTACATTTGAATCGGTTTTACTTGCAACCTGCATACCAGCATTCACAATTAAAGCATAACTCCAATCAGGAGTAACTGATGTACCACTACCCACGGCCGGAACTATGTGATAAATATCAAGTTGAGTTGTAGCGGGAACAATTAATGCTGGAGTATACCCAAGTGTTTGAGCAAGAGCATAAATGTTTTGCTCTTCTTCAGCGTACAAGAGTAAACTTTCCTTTAGAGACGAATCAATGTAATAACTCAATGTATCGCCAACATAGGCCGCCATTTCAATAAACATCATTCCCACACTAGATTCATTAAAATTTTTATACACAGTTGGGAAGTATACTTTGGCGAAATTTATGAGATTATTTCTAAAATCATTAAAATCCCGACCTAAATATCTAATCTCTTTACTTGTATTAGCCATTTATTTTCTCCAATTATTTTTCCTTAATAACATTTTTCATATATTCTATAGCTTTCTTTTCTGACATTCCCCGACCATTAACATTTATCATCTTTTTTTTAGGATACGTAAACGCTGTTCTACCCGTCTTGTTAAATTTTTTTATAAGTTCACTTACTTTCGGATCTGGGTGTTCTTCTCCCGTTCTTTCATTTATAATTTTTCGAAGTTCTTCTAATAATTGTTTTAATTTAATCATTTCTTAATTCCTTTTATGATAAAATTTTAATTAACTCTTGTCGAGTCAATTGTTTAAGACGATTTAAATTCATATTTCCTTTACTATTCCATAATTTTTTACTTACCTGTTTTATTTGTTCGTCAGATAAATTTAATGTAGATAATTCTCTTTCAAATTTATTAAATGCAAATATGGGTTTTTCATCTCTTAATAAATCATAGAGTTTTTGTGCAAAATAATTCGCAGTATTTACAACATTGATTTCTTCTTTAATAAGTTGTTTCAACTTAATCATTTGTTATCTCCTAATTAATTCAGATCGTTTCATTTTATCTCCTTTAAATTACATATGTTATTACTATTTCTTCTTGTTCTCTTATATTTCGTCGTAATCCAAATCTAATATTTACATCAATTCTATTCCTATCCATATTCGTCGGACTGGCATCTACATTAACATCTATCAACTCGACATAAGGTAACCAAGTATCTACTGCTGATTGTATCTCTTGTTCTATCCTATTCGCCAAGTCGCCCGTAAGTTGGTCAAATAAATAGTTGTATATTTTTGTGCCAAAATCAGGTTGCATTGGTCTTTCGCCTTTTCTCGTCAATAGAAGATTTATCATATTTGATTTAGCTTCATCTATTGACGAAAATGTCTGATCAAAAAATCCGGTGCTGCCCATCCGAATGGGCACTTTTACTCCTATTGGTTGTGTCATTTATCTTCCCTTACGGTCTCATTACCTTAGATTCTACCTTTTTTAAAAGACCACTATAATTTTTCATCATATTTTTTACTATATCTTGTGGAACATTCGCATAATTTATTGGTTTGCCGTCAGCATTCGTCGTTGGAAGTTCTATCTCATTCAATGGTGCTGATGTTGGATCTTTTGCTATAATGTTTTTCACCTTATTATCTACACCTATTTTTGGCATATCACCATATCCTATCTTGGCAGCCATTTCACTACGGTTGTATGTTCGAGTAGACATTTGAGCATCAATTGGTGCCGTTGTAGCAAGTCCATCGTTATTTAATTTCATTTTTACTTGACTGCCCGTTTGTTTCAATGGGTTAGCATAAATACCAGTTCTATTTTTTACGGCATCCGCTGTTTGATTCAATACATCCGCAAATGGTGTTTTACCCTTGAAAATCTTTTCGTTTATTTGAGCTCTCGCCGGATCACTATCTATATCTTCCTCTATTAAACTCAAAAGTGATGTGTTGTCGTCGTCTTCGACCATTATTGTCCTTTTCGGTTTCGCTGCCGTTTCCGCTTCGTTGAGAATCTTGTAAAATTCTTTTCTAATCGTTGCTTCTATTAAAGGTTTGATTTCTTTTTGTACTACCGTTCGAATAGCAATAGTTATTATTTCTTGTAATTCTTTTTTTGTCATATTTTACTCCTTCCTATCCGTATCCCTGCCATGGGAACGGTGTTGGGATTGGCGGCGTACCAGGAACTATCGCCGTCGTAATACCCTGTAACGTTTGTAGATGTTGTGTAAAAAAATCTACCAAATTATCTACAAACTCATTTTCGTTTTCTGTAGCACTCACATTTAACACCGAAATTATCGTTCCAGGTACACTTACAATATTCGACACCACTACAACAGAACCAGGTGGTGGAACGAGTAGCGATAATTGAGCACCAGTCCAAAATCCTATCAATCCTTGAGAAATCGTTATTCCAAATATTGTTGGAATAAGTCCTTCATTTACTAATGTCGCACCTTGTATAAAAGCGTTTCCTATCGCTAATGATAAGGCTTGTTGATTATACGTCGGTGTAACTATATTTCCATATGACAAATCTCCACCGGTCAATATTGCAGAAATATATTGAGTAGTAATAAAATCTGCCGCTTCTTGTTCATTCCGTGCAACCATACTTTTAAAGTAACTTTTTGTCATTTGTTTAAATGTCTTCCAATCTATAGCCATTATTTACCTTTTTATGACGTAAAGTTTCTTGAACTTAAAGCACTTTCCAACTTACTTTTAAGTTGATTCAATTGACTATTCTCAGGTGGAATAACAACAGGTCCTGTTGGCCCAGTTCCACTTGGATGTTTGTGATTAAGTACCAAATCAATTAACTCATTCAATAAATTTAATAAAGTATTTCCCAATACAAGTGCTTCTTCAGCATCTTCCCCACCTAAATATATTTCAGGTGAATTTAATATCGTTCTTGATGTTGTATTCGTTATTATATCATCCACCGCGTCAACAGTAAAGATTCCCTCAGTTACAAAGTTCATTGCTTTTTTGGCGAATCCCATAATCTCTTGTGTTTTACTATTGAGAACTATTCTATCACTATTTATAAATATTTGGTTATTAAGAAATTCGTTTGGTTTGTCAGGATAAAATTGTAAATGTACTTCACTCTCGGCAGTCGCTGGAATGAGCGGCACATTCTCGTCATTTACTATCCAAAATGAACTTGGATCATCGTTTATATTTTCCTCTATTGTTTGTAATGATGTGTCAGGCACTTCATCAGGTTGTCCTACTTTCATTTTAAATGTAGGTAAACCATTCTCTTGATTCGATCCAAATCTTATTGAATGTCCAAACCTACCTTCATATATGATGTCGCCTTCAAAAGGTTTCATTGGTTTTATATCTATATTCGGCTTAAATACCTTTCCTAATGAAACATCTTCTTGATCATTTTTTTTATTTGGTATTCCAGACGCATTAACAGATTCAAAATCTTGAGCATTCGCAGGTTTAGTGGTTTCTTCTTTTGATGAAAAAGAAGGTAAACTTATACCAGGTATAGCATTTTGATTTGGATTATTATACGCATTCATTCGTTGTGTATAAAAAAGTTGACCCAAATATTGTACAATTATTACAACTTCGTGAATCAATGGATAAGACTTTATATTAGAATCTAATGGTCTCGCCCAAGATAAAGTTGATCTTTCTTTACCATTTTCACTAATTACAGCTCGTATTTGTACATTACCAATATTACGATAATCATCATTTGACGCTTTATGATTTATATCAAGAATAACATCTTGTACCTCAGCCGCTTCTAATTCATAAAATTCAAAATGTGGTGCGCCTATTCCACGACCTGGATTTGAATTAACGGTTGTTAATCCAAGTAATTGTTGATTTGATGATTGTACTGCCCCTCTATTTAAATCTCGCGAATGAGCCATTAATTTATATCCTTATTGTTTTCTAATAGTTCTGCCTTAATTTCTTCAACCTTCTCGTCTAATGTTTTCTTATTTTTTGTTTCAATCTTTGCATATTCATTGTAATCCTCAGCATCTTTGAGAAGTTGTTCTTTTTCTTCCTCAGTTAAAAATCCACCACTTTCATCAGTTCCAACCCTACCCTCTTTTAATAATCTTGTCGCCGAATCTGCTAACTTGATTAGGTGTTCGTCGTTCCTTACTAAAATCTCCATGTATTCACGAATCAACGGTACTATCGTGGCAGCCGAATCTAATGACTTTACAAACGGTTTTAATTGGTCAATCAAACCAGTTATTTGATTCCTTGTTTTTGTAGAATTATCGTAAATGTTTTTATAAACATCGCTGAGTGTTTTGTCTGGAAATAACTCATAAAATTTTTTATCTTCGGACATATCGCTCCTCTCTATCTTATTGTTTCTAATACAAATTTATATTGTGAATTTTTTGATTTTACCTTTTTCACCCATTTTTCTAAATACGGTATAAGTTCTTTCTTGTTGAAATACTTTTTATTCTTGAAACTTATAGATTCACCTAACCAAAATTCATTACTTGAACTCCTTCTCTGCCAAGTTACATATCCTGTTTTGACACCATCTAATATTCCTTGATTGAAATTTATATTTACCGGTACTCTATAACCATTTCGTATCAACCAACCAGATAATTCATGATGTAATATATGCCGAGCATCATTTACTACAAACAAATCTCCGTCAGGAAAACTTATCCCTCTTATGTCGTCTTCCATTCTTGTAATAGATTTGGGATTTTTATATACTTCATACCCATTAAGCTCACCAAGTAAATCTTCTTTCAATAATGATTTTAACTTAATCACTGATAATCTCCAATGTATTTTATCTCACATATAAATATAGATAAACAAAAAAAGGTTGACCTATAATAGACCAACCTCTTTTCTCTCTAACCCATTCCGTAGGAGAACGAAATGAAAATATTTATTACCAAGTGAACCACTTGGCGGCACTTCCACTTATAACCTTTGGAGTGTTTACCCCAGTTCCTCAAGTAAAATCATCTAAACACATTTCAGTGTCAAAGTATCCAATAGCATTATATTCCTTGACAAGAATATCATTATGAACTCGCATTTTATTTACAACTGCAGTAATATATTGTGTCCGTAAACCCGTCATTTCACGAATCATTAAATAGAGTGCTTTTTTATTGAAGTTTTCTATATTTACGGAACGTCTAAATAAAGTGAGAACCGCATCAGCAATTTGTATTTCTTGTCGTTTTGAAAAAACGTTGGTTAAATTGTTTTCCCAATAAGCTAACATCAACCTCACAAATTCGGGTGTTTCATCATTTTGTCGAATGTCTTGAAGTTCATCTATAATATCAAATGCATGTTCACTGGCATTTGTATCAATACGATGTGATTGTTTCTTGAGTTTCCAATGTTCGTTGTTTCCAAGTATTAAATAATTTTTCGCCAAAATAGAAAAATATGAAAAAGCACGCCCCTTTTCTTGGTGATACTTGTCCATCTGCATTACAAGAAATGAAACAGTATCTGCTTGTAAATCTATTGAAGCATCTTTAAAGTGCGGGAATTTAAATCGGTTTATTATATTCTCAACGAGTCTGTTTAAAGGCTTTTCTATTTTCTCGCTGTATATCTTTGATTTTAATATCTGATCATCTGACTCGTTAAGATCAACAATCGCGTTCTCCGTCTCTTTTGTAAAGTAAATTCTATTTCGCATTCATATCATCTCCCATTATCGATTTCGTTTCAACGTTTTAATTTTTTTGAGTTTTTCGTTTCATTTTTAATTGGAGGGCATTTAATAGCGGCTTTATTTTTACGTACCATACAAAATTACACTGATTTGTAATTTTTTCTGTCCAACTTTTGTATAGTTTCCATTGTTACGTCTTTTTGTCTATTTCGTTTTTTCATTTTTTCATAGGTTACATTTCTTTCAGGAAGTAAATCCTCTGCCTCATTAATATTTTCCTCTGGTTCAATTAACATAAATTCTTCTAATTGTTTAAGTATGGAATACATGGCTTGAAAAAAATAACCTACTTCATCATCAGCACGAAATGTGCCTTCGGTATCAAGATCATTTAACTCGTCGTCGATCTTTTTTATTGTCGTGGCAAAATTTTCTATCCAACCTTCATATAAAGCCATTGTTTCTTCGTAAGCACCTATCTTACGAGTTTGATTCCATAAAGCGTAACCCACCATTACTAGTAGTATTGATAAAATTATTATTATGAATATCATTTGTTATTTTCTCCAAATACGTTCCCAAATAAATCTTCAAAACTCTTTATTTTTACATCATCTTGTTTTATTGTGTTATCGCCGTTTAAAACTTTCTCTA